ATCGATGCATACTTGCCTCCCCGAGTGTCGAACGCCGCAGATCTTGCTGCGGTTGCTGCGGTCGTTGGTGCGAGAAGCAAAGTGCGAACATGTTTCTGAGTCGTTTTCATTTTTTTGTCTTTCGTTTTTTGGTCTGTTTTTCTTAAAGAGGGAGCCGAGCCGAAACCCGGCCCCCGATGCCGCTAGGAGGAGCCAGCAGCAATATCAGCCGAAATTCAAAGCGATGATGCCGCCAGAAACCGTTGCCGTGCCACGATCAAAGACGTTGATGTCAAATCGCTCTGTAGCGCGGACGGCGATCGCGTCGTTCTCGAAGTATCGAGAGGTGTCCGACTGAACGCTGATGTCTCGGCGAACACCCATGTAAACTCCACCGGACAAATCACCGAAGTAGAGTGCCCGTGCGCCACTGGTTCCGCTGGTTCGCTGCTCAAGCACCTGAGACCAGACGACCGGGTATCCCATGAACACAGTTTGCGATGCACCGTTACTTAACGTAAGCGTGGTATTGCCACCAGCGGCATCCGCAAGTCGCTGCATAGAGTTTGCCCATCCAACCTTGGAGATGTACCATTTGAAATTGGCACCTCGCCAATGTTTGGCTTGACCTACCATTCCCTCGAAGTCCGCGAACGTCAGTGCGCTGAACGTCGCACGGGTGGTCGCTGTCGCAACAGATCCAGCATTCAATGCCGATGCAAGGCCGACGATACCACCGTAGACGCCTGTTCCGTCACCGAGAAACAAGGCACTGTCTTCGGCAATTGCAAAAGCTTGCCCGATAGACCGGGAAAGCATTTCAGCAACACCAATGATCGCATCGTCCGACATTTCGGAACTGATGACAGTCATTGCCGCAAGCTTTTTTGCTTCGAGCTTGATCTGGTTCAGAACCGGGTCGGATGCCGTGATCGTAGTATTTTCGCCGACGTAGAAAACAGAAACCTCGGAATTCAGTCGAGGCACGTTCATCACAGCGTCACCCATTTGCATCACAGTGCATTCGGCCCTCGCCACACCGAACTGCTCTCTCTGCTCAATGATCGAAGCAGTCAGTGGTTCTGGGACAAGGAAGCCACCAAGCGTGTTATCGCCAGTCGTCATCGCAGCTCGGACACCGTGTTCCTTGCACCACGACTTCGCTCGTCGATTTCCTGCAAGGGTTGCTAGTGCCCACTGCCCCATAGCGTATGCGTCTTCCTCGCTTTTGAACGCCTTCAGCGTGCTTCCTGATCGAGCGCGGGCAGGGACTTTAATCCTTCCCGCATTTGCGGATTCGGTCATCGCCACCGCTTCCTTGCGAGCCATGATCGATGCAACATCGGAGTCCAGTTTTTCTTTGCGCTCGATTTGCGCTCGAATCTGACCGATCAATCCTGGCTGTTCGTTCGACCCAGCAATCTCGTCGAATCGCGACTGCTCTTCCGGAGTCGGGGTTCGGTTTTCGAGGTTGGCCGCGCTCAAAATGGCTTCCGCTTCCGCATGCAGCGATTCCACCTGGTTTTTCAGTTCCGTAACGGATTTCATAAAATGGTCCTCAAGAGTTAGGGACCATTTGTAGATAACAGGTGGTCCCGACGTAATGAAACGCCGCGTTCCGCCTGCTAATAAGGAAGCGAGTTGTCGCGATTGATTTTGAAATAATCTAAAACCGGGTGAGTTATGCGTCAAGTCCCGGCGAGTTAATTGCTTTGGCAAATCCTCGGCACTGGCTCAAGTTAAGAGGGTATGGAGTCAATCTCCATGTTTCAACTTTCCCCCAACCAGTTCCTCGCAACCAAGCGTCCACGCACTTGAGGGTTGGAGCATTCCAATTGCTTTGGTTTTTTCCGAATTGATCTTCAGGATAAAATTCTGCACAGCATGCTTCCGCGTGCGGAACAAATCCTGTGTAAGGGCTTATTACCCCATCCAGTATTGCGGTTTCGATGTGAATGCTTCCTTCTGGGCATGCGCAATTACTTAATTTCTCAAGTGCCCACGTTGGATGCTTTAAGTGATACAGCACCCCGAAAAGCAAAATCACATCAAACTTTACGCCTAGTCGACAAACATCGTAGACCGACATTGTTAATCGCTGGGAACTTTGCGTAAACCCAAGTGCTTTCTGGCAGAGATCCCAACTTCTCCACTTCTGCTGCCTGTCAACGCTAACAACACCAAGCGTATCCGAAAAGTCGTCGATAGCGATGACATATCTTGCACCTCGCTTTAACGACTCCCACGTCCAGTAGCCATCCCACGACCCTACGTCAAGCACAATTTTGCCAGTCATGTCTTCTGGCAATTGGTATGCGTCTCGATCAAACGGTGCCCATCCTGGAGTCTGACATTGAGGCAGATCGATCTTGTGATACCAATATGGGATATTTGCGACTTCGTCGACGACTTCTTGTTCTGTCATTTATTTAGCTTTCGCAAGTTGGAGTCTGCACTGCGCCAGTTTGAGCCAATCCGTTGCCTGTCGCACAGAGTTTTCCTCAAACAAATCCTGGGGTGGATGCCGAAACCATGCAGCAGCAGCAGCGGATTTTGTGCGGACAGTTGGCGACATGTGAGTTGCAAGTCCGATTTCTACCGACTCGGTAGCGTCGAACCATGTTTCGTCCGCCATTAGGCTAGCCACAACAGTCTTTTCTAGCGACATGTATTCGGCGTAAATCTCCTCCATGTGCGAATCGTACATCGCAAGCACATCGGACATTTTACGCATATCCGCAGTGTTCCCAATCGCTATGGAGTGCGCGCAGTGGATCATCAGCTTGCTGCCGCGTTCCATCGTCCGTTTCTCTCCAGCAAGGAAGATGACAGACGCAGCTGACGCAGCGAGTGCTTCGTTGTGGGTGTCTACGCCACCAGGATGTCGCTTCAGCAAGTTGTAGATGGCAACACCCTCGTCAGCGGATCCGCCCGGAGAGTTAATCCGGACTACCGCCCTTCCTTTGATTTTCGACAGAGCTGAGGATACTCCAGATGCAGTAATCCCCTCCCCTGTCCAATCCGATCCAACCACCCCATCGAGGAACAGTTCGCTAGTATCAGTTTTGCAAAGGATCACGGTTTACTCCCATTAGGCTATAGGTTCTGTTCGGCCAAGACTCCGCTATCGTTCTGACGTTTTGTTCGAGGTTCTCTGGCGTTGACTGCCCAGCGACATCGAGAAGTTGGTTTTTTGACTCTTCGCAGTGGGTGCGAGCGAGATCTCGATCCATTCCAATAGCTTCTAGTTTTTCTGCAAATTTTGGCTCCCACTTGGAGTAGTTCCTGTCTATCCATTCTAAGAAGTTTTTCGACCTAGATCCTCTCACGGCATTATTTGCCTCGGTAGCGATCAGCCCTCGCAGCATTGTTTCAACAGCGCGACTTGACTGGGATTCCTTCTCGCTTGTTTGCGAGTCGTCTTGAGATTGCTCGCTTTGGCCTTGCGAGTCGCCGTACGCAGTGGTGGCTGGATTGACATATTCATCTCCGTTTTCCCGCTTTGTCATGTCCAGTTTCTCTCTGGCCTCATTGGGAGAAATGACTGTGTGCGTCAGCAAGTTACACAGCGAAGTAACAGTCGTCGCCAGGTCGGTTCGGTATATTGCGGCGCGATTAAACTTGAAATAATGCGAGCGTCTTATTTTTTGCACATCACTTCGCAACTTCATGTCGCACTGCAATTCCCACTTGCAAAGCCATCTGTCCAAAGCCCTGCCGTACATCAGATTATACTGCTCTAGGCTGTTGTAGTTTTTTGGGACTCCGTCGCCAGGAATAGAATCCAACCCAAACAGCAACCCAATATCACTTCTGTTGAATTTCGCGAGCGACTCGAACTGCGCGTCATTGTTCGTCATCGTGACCGCAACAGCCTTCATCCCGTCCCTAAGCATCGCGGCCTTGTGTGCATTGTCGCTCCCTCCCTCCTTCTTGTTAAATTCATCGACGAACTGCTTAGCGTCTGCATAGTCGCGAAATTTTCCTGGGGGTGCTTCAAGGAAAAGCTTTCCCCTAAAACCGCGCTTGATTTGATTGTCGTAGAACTTCCCGGCGTTTACGCCAGCTGACATTGCGGTCTGGCCTATTTGCAAGAGTCCTATACCTTCGATCCCATCGTAGCTGAACCCTTGAACGTGGATAACGTCGGTGTCGTCGAACGCAACATAACCATTTGCGTTGGTTTTGAGCGAGATCGTCACGTCCTTGTCGTTTTCTTTTTCTGGCTTGGTGACGTGTATTTTTTCCCCATTCAGAATGAACGTCCAGGTTCTGTCAGGCAGCAAAGGAATAAGCTCGACCGGGTTGCCAGTCGCGTCTCGCAATACAGCAGCGCGACCGTTGCCGTACATTATCGCATGACCAGTCACTTGAGTTTTGAAAACGTCAGGCGTTTGGAATCGGTTCGATTGGTCTCGGAGCAGTTTGTAAGCGGGATGCCGAAAATCCGTTTCCAGTCCGTATTCAGTTTCTTTTTTGATGTCGAGCGGAAGCTGACCGGCATCTTCGCAGATTTTTAGCAGGGCATACCACAGAGGCGGCAACGTCAAAGCCTCGCTGTATGAAATGCGGTTTGGCAGCAATTCGTCGTCGTTGATCCATTTTTTGAGCCAACTCTTCAATGATCTCATCGTAACTCCGTTCAATCGACGTAAAGGCTTCCATCAGTCCTCGCTGGTTGCATGCTTGCGACCCGATAAGCCATCACAGTCGCAACTACCGGATCTATCTTTTCCCTCGACTCTCGCTTGCAGAACTGGTATCTATCCTGTCGGTCGCGAGCTATCGCAGCATTATTGAAGCACCACCTCAGCAACTTTGAGTCTTCGAATCTCAGCCGCGCCTCGTTCATGAGCACCGTGAAATCGCGGATCGGTTCGTTGAAGTGCATGGCTGTTTGAGCCATTCTGGCAGCGACAATTCCTTTTTGAGCTAAGCTCTCCCCCGTCACTTGCCCGTTGTACGGATCGTACGCAAGAGTTGTGATTCCGTATGCAGCCATCTCTTCGTCGAGATCCTTCTCCAGTTCGCTCAAGGGATATTGAAATTTGCGAAGCTCGCCAGAATACACCCACCCAGCGAACGGCATTTCGCTAAGGTTTCTTTTGCTGTCTGATGCAATATAAGTTCTGCATTTGATTTCGTAGCGGTAGACAGTCTTTCCCTCAGTGTCTGTTTCTACTGGGAATCTCGCACAAAGCGCATACGCTGCTAAGTCATCCCGAGATCCTAGGTCAAGCCCCGCTCCAAGAGCGTCCGCAGTTGACCAGTCGGATAGCGGATGAACACATGCGTCAAACTTTGCGATGTCAAATGCCTTGTCGGTCGAAGAGACGATTCTGTTTCCGTGATACCTGACAAAGCGATTTCTTCCGATTGAAGTATGTTGATCCTCATTCCACCTTTCTCGCAAGTAATCGGTTTTTATTGAAACGCCAAGGTTAGGATTCGATTTGATCCAAACGGACTCGTCTCCAGGATCGTCCTTTTCGTCAAACTCGTAGACTATTGCGAACATCGATTCGTCCTTGAAGTTTCCGCGCAACACTTCGCATGCGTAGTTGTAGTTTTCTAGCCATAGGTAGCTGTCGTCTGCCCCAGCGGTCGTGATAATCAAATGCAGCGGTTGAGTTCTGGATCCAGAACCAGTAACCATTGTGTCGTAGAATTTACGATGGTGCTGTCCCCATTCGTGAACTTCATCCATCACTACTAACGTAGGATTCAATCCAGAGTAGGGCTTGTCGCTCGAAACCTTTCGGATGTAAGTCTTGTTGTGTTTGAACGTAATTGTCTCGTTCCTCACGTCCGTCATTTTGCTAATCGCAGATGACTGCAATCGCATTCGCTCGCATTCTCCATAAACGACAGCTGCTTGTTCTTTTTTAGTAGCCGTCAACAATATTTGCCCGACCGCTTCGGGTTTTCCGGTGGCTGGATCGATGTCGCCACTTGCGAGAAACAAACACAATCCAGCAGCAACAGTACTCTTTCCGTTTTTTCTCCCCATCGACCAATAAATCTTGCGAAACCTTCGCGATTTATCGTCGTCACGTTTCCACCCAAAGATATTCCAGATACAAAACGCTTGCCACGGTTCCAGCACAATCGGACGCCCTGCAAATTCTCCAATACTGTGCCGCAAAACGCCAGGAAAGAATTCGCAAACACAAGTCGCCCACCGCTCGTCGAAGTGGTACGGAAAGTCGAGTGTTGATTGGCGTTGCAAGTCAGAGACATATCGGTTCACGGCATCCTTTACGCGATCACACGCAACGGTATCACCGCAAAGAACACTGTCCACGTAGCCCTCGACTTTTGCCCGGACTCCGCTAGCGATCACGAAGCTCCCCCAGTAGATTGGAGCCACTTTTGAAAATCGTCCGCGTCCTTGTCCGGGTCAGGCGCATGAAGTCGCAACCTAGACGAAGGGGTTAATCCAAGCTCTCCGAGGCATCGGACAAACATTGTCTGAAATCGATGATAATGCATTGCGGCTGGATGAGACACGAGTTCGCCCTTCGAGTTCTCCATAGTGACCTTACCCCCAAGCTCCTTGTCAATTTCGATCATCTTGGCGTAACTCATCACGGCAACTTGCAGAACGTACAAATCGCTAGTGACGAGCAAGCCCATTTCGTCCAATTGCTGACACATGGTGTTCCAGCAATTTTCTGCGACTGGATTTTTCTTGACCTCCATCGGCGATGGCGGATAACCTCGCGTCGCCTTTGGCTCGCTCTTATTGACTCGCTGTGGATTTTTTTGCGCTGATCCGTTGATCATTTTAACGGATGCAGATGTTGGCTTTCTTCCCGGCATGCTTTACCTAAAACCTTATCATAGTGTTGATCTGACCAATTACGAACAGCCATCCCTGCAAGACAATCGTTTTCTATTTCGTTGTGGCATTGGTTGCAAACTGCCAACCAATTATTTCTATTCATCCTGAGCCCTGGGCTTTCGCTTATTTTTACAATATGGTGTAACTCCATAGCCGTGTTTGCTTCGACTGGACCGTTAAGCATAACACACCTCTCGCATAAAGGTCTAACTCGACGTAGCCATTCGCTGGCGCGTCTGTGGTCATGCGTGTAATGCTTTGCTCGCCTTGCGTTACGCTTAGGATCGCAACTGCAACGATCTTCCACTAT